CGGGGCTCGCGCCCGTCCGGCGCCCGGGGCGGGGGGTAGGGGCCGGGGCCCAGGCGGTCGCCCGCCGGCGCGTCGGTCGTGGGGTCGAGCGCCTGGCGCGTGTCGGGGGCCACGGGGAAGACCTGGACGGGAGCGTCCGGGTCCGTGACGTCGAAGATCTGGAACTCGAGGACCGCCACATCGACCAGGGCGCCGTTCTGGACCGTGTAGAGGTCCAGGATCGGGTTCTGGGGGCTGGAGGTCTGTCCGCGGGCGATGCTGGGCATGGCGCGCCCAGCGTATCACTCGCCCGCGGGCGCGGTCTTCTTGCGCCGCCGGACCCGGCCCTTGGGAGCCTTCGGGACCTCGGGGAAGGCGATCACGTTCCCGGCTCCGGTGGCCTCGAGCTGGTGAGTCAGGGCTCGGGCCTCGCCCTCGAAGCGGGCAGCCTCCTGGAGGTTCTCCCGACCGACCCGGATTGCGGCGTCGCGCGCGGCCATGATCCACTGGTTGAGGAGCCGCGCCGTCTCCTCCGGGGTCTGCGGGACGCTGATGGCCCCGGACGCGACCCCCTTCACCACGATGCCCTGGAGGGCTTCGACCAGAACGGCCGTGCGCTGGCAGGCGGCCGCTCCTCCACGATGGGCCACAACGGCCCGGATCGCGGCGTAGCGGCTCCGGACGGCGTCCATGGCTCAGCTCTCGTCGTCGGACTCGTCGGACTCGTCGGTCTCGGGCTTCGCGCGCGAGCGCTGGCGCGTGCGGGTCCGGGGCGTCTCACTCGCCTGGGCACGGGCCGAGGCCGAGGCCGGCTTGGTCCCGGGGCGCGTCGCCTTGATCGGCTCCTCCACCGTCCCGATGACCTCCTCGTCGTTCCGGCGCGAGGCCTGGCGAAGCTCGTCCTCCTGGCGCTTCGCGTCCTCGCGGTCGGTCGCGATCAGGAACGCGCGCAGCCCGGCCGGCTTGCGATCCTCCTGGGGGATCTTCCGGAGGGCCTCCGCCACCTCGTCGTCGACTTCGTACCAGCCGCGGTCGACGTCGAACCGCATCGGGCGCGGCTTCAGGATGGTGTGGCGCCGCTTCACGTAGCCCTGGCGCGGGTTGTAGGGCGCGATCCGAACGAGCTTGCTCATGGGTCTGGTCTTTCCCCTTGCGGACAAGGACAAGGGCGCGAGGAAGCTCCCCGCGCCCCGGTGTTGACGGACGGCCGACCTCCCGGTCAGCGCGAGATCACGAGGAGGACGAACGTGGTCCCGGAGAGGTCCCCGGCGTTCGTGAACTCCGCGAGCGCGGCCGGCGCGGCGCCGTTGCTCGTGTAGACGAGGAGCTTCCCGTCCGCCTTGTTGAAGCGGGGCACGTAGCCGCCGCACGGGCCCGCCGGGACCACGGCCAGGATCTCCCGGGTCGCGCCCACGAGCGCCTTGAACGGCGTCTCGATGTCGGTGCCGCCGGTCGCGTACGCGTCGTCGCCCTCGAACGAGATCGTGTCCACGAACAGCGGGCCGGGGCTCGAACCGCCCGACTGCGCCGCGTCCTTCGCCATCGCTCCGATCGCCATCTTCCGCTCTCCTTCTGGGGGCCTTGGGCCGCTCCTCTAGGGCCTGGGGCCCGGGCTGGTTCAGCCCTTGATCGTCTTCAGCGCGGCCGCGCCCACCGTGGCCACGTAGTCCGCGTCCGTGACGCCGGCGTCGGCGTCGAGCTTCGCCAGGAGTGCCTGGTACTTCGTCCGTAGCTCGGCCAGGTCGTCCGCAATGTCGCGGAGCGTCGTGGCCAGGTCCGGGTCCCCGGACGAGCCCCCCGGCGTCAGGTTCGCGCCGCCGGATCCGAAGTCGGTCTTGATCGTGGTCATGGTTCCTCGCTCGCTCTCGCCTGGGGTCCCCCCGGACTTGGCCCCGGGGATGCCCCCGGGGCCAAGTTCAGGATCAGGAGACGGTGACGCCGGTGGCCTTCACCACGGCCGGCTCGTGCATGTACTTGAAGTCGCACCGCATCGTGATGACGACCTTCAGCACGCCGGCCTCGATGTCCTTGTCCGTCTCCATCCGGATCCGGCGCCAGATCCCGAGGAGGAGGTTCTTCGGGTCCGTGAGGATGACGTTCGTCTCGTTCGAGCCGCCGCCCAGGTTCTCCGGGAAGAGCGGGACGTCCTCGAGCGGGATGCCGGAGTACATGATCGGCGCGTCGTCCTGGAGGAAGCGGTCGCCGACCACGGTGTTCCGGTTGCTCAGCGTCTCCCGGTAGTCGATCTCGGCGTCCGTGCCGGTGAGGAAGCGGAGCTTCTTCTTGTTCCGGATGAACTCCTTCGGCATGTCCTTGATCATGTTCTTGAGGACGGTCGAGACCAGCGGACCGGCCACGGGGCCGACCGTGTTGCTCGTCGCGGCCGCGAGCATGCCGTCGAACTGCGCGAGGAAGGTGTCGGCGCTGCCGGTGTCGCCCTGGACCGTGACCTCCTCGAGATCGCGGCTCACGGCCTCGCCCAGAAGCTCCATGATGGTCTGCCGGAGCGAGCCTTGCTCGATGTTGTCCTCCAGCACCTCGTCTTCGAGGTTCGCCTGCGCCTTGAACAGCTTGGCGTCCAGCTCGACCTTCGAGAGGTCGGGCTTCACGCGGTCGCCGGCCGGAAGCGCCGTCCCGGGCGAGCCGGCGCGGAGCACGCGGCCGCCGAAGCGGATCTTCTCGATGCGCGACTTCGGCGCGGCCATCGGCCGGACGGTCGCCATCCCGAGGACCACGCTCTCGAGGATGAGGAGCCGGATGAACTTCTTGGCCTGGGCGGGGACCAGCTCGCCGCCCGACAGAAGATCGGACAGGGCCAGATCCGCCTTCTCGAGGATCGTGCGGTTGTCGAGCATCATGATGGTCTCTCTCTCCTTCGGGGGTCCACCGCAGCCGGCGACGGGGTCAACTGTTTCGGACGCTTCTCTCGTTGTCCAGCCTTCGGCGGTTCTTCCTCAGGCGTTCATGTCCCGCGGCCACGTCACCTTCTCGGGGGCGCGGGGCGCGGGCTCGCTCGTGTCGACCGGGATCGCCTGGGACGCGGGGCGCGCCTCCTTCAGCGTCCGGATCTCCTGGGCCTGCTTCTTGACGGTGGCCTTCAGGGTCTCGATTACCGCGGTCGCGGTCTCGAGCGCCTTCGTGACCTCCACGGGGACAGCCGGCGCGGGAGGCGTCTCGGCGGCCTGCTTCGGGCTCCGGCCCTTCTCGGGCTTGACGTTGCCGGCCGCGTTGTCCAGCTCCTCCAGGAGCTTGTGGAGGAGCCCCAGCGCCTCCTTGAACTTCCCGAGCCGCGCCGAGGACATCTTCGCGCCACGCTTCTGGATCTCGGTCTCGAGGCCTTCCACGAGCGAGGACAGGCCCTTCTCCACGTCGGAGGGGTCCGGATCGGGGCTGGGGTCGTTCTTCGCCAGCTTGCCGATCTTCTTGCCCACCTCGGCGATGCTGGCGGCCGCGGCGGCCAGCTCGGTCGCGAACAGCGGAGCGAGCGCGCTCGGCTCCTTGCCGTCGTAGTCCGTCTGGGCGACGTCGGCCAGGTTCATGACGACGTGGACTCGGCGCATGCCCTCGCCCAGGCTGTTGAACAGCTCCCGGCGGACCTCGGGGGTGAGGGTCAGGCCCTTCTCGATCCGGGTCAGCATCTTCTCGACGCGGTCCGCGATCGCCGGGTCCATGGCGGGAGTCGGCGTGGGAGCCGGGGGCGCCGGCGCGGGCTTCGCGGGGTCCGTGACCAGCTCGCCGCCCGAACCCGGAACGACCTCGGCGCCGTGTCCGCCCTCGGACTTCACCATGAGGAAGGGCCGCTTGTTGGCCGGACGATCCACGATGGAGACCTCCTCCACCAGAAGATCCTCGAGCCGGTGGACTTGCTGCTTCTTGGTCATGGCGAGGTCTCGACGGTTTGGACTCTACCGGGTCGCCGTCGCAGGACGCAAGGGATCGCGTCCTACGCCTTGACGGGCTTTCGGATCGCCGACCCGCCGATCGAAAACCCGGTGAACTTGCCGGCCTTGGCGGCCTTCCACAGCTCGTCGTCCACGACGCGCTTGGTCATGAGCCAGGATCCTTCCTTGACGGCCTGACCCTCCATCTCGAAGGAGACCGGCGCGATCCAGGACTCGAGGATCTTCAGCCGGCCACCGGCGAACTCCTTGTGCTGGACGCCCGAGACCTGGAACTCCTCCATGAAGCGGTGGGCGGCGTTCCGGATCTCCTCCTTGGAGATCGTGTCGCCCTGGGCGTCCACCTCGTCGGGCTCGAGGACGACCCCGACCACGATCCGCTCCTCGTTGGCGGTCTTCGCCTTCAGGATCCGGATGTCGCGCTCGCGCGCGAACTTCACGAGGGCGCCGGCGCGGTCGGTCGTGATCCACTCCACGGCGTCCGAGTTCTCGAGGTCGGCGCTGGTCGCAAAGAGGAGGTCCGTGCGGCCGCGCAGCCGGAACGCGGGCGCGAGCACCTTGCGGACCGTCTCGGAGTCGCGAACCGCGATGACCCAGTCGGTCTTCAGCTTCGCCGTCTTCTCGAGGAGGGTGTCCAGGCCCAGCGCAGCGGTGACGTCCTCGTCGAACAGCGCCACCGGGGTCTCGGAGTCGACCAGGAGCGCGGCCGCCTTCTCGATGGGCCGGCGCGGCGCCGGGACCACGACGGGCTCGGTCTCGTCGTAGCTCGGGGGGAGGTACATCTTCACCACGGGCTCGAAGCTCACGCGGCGGGGCTCCCCGTTCACGAGCCGGACGGTGTCCGGGGTGAACAGCTCGGACTCCACGAGGGCTTCGCGCACGAGGAGGGCATCCTCCGCGCTCGCCGCCTTCCAGAAGCGGTACGCGGGCGGGACATCGCGCTCGAGGCTCGGGGGGAGCCCGGACCCTTCGGCCGGGAGCTGGCCCGTCCGCACGGCGTCCCAGGTCAGCACGGCGGGGAAGTCGGCCTTGGACGTCTTCACGGTCGCCGGAGGGGTCGGGGGAGCTGCGGGAGCCGACGCGGGAGCGGCGTCCCCCTGGGGGGACGCCTTCTCGACCGGGATCGGCTTCAGGCCCTCGTCGAAGTCGAGATCGGGATGGCGCGCGCCCGCGCGGCCGAGGGGATGCGGCTCGCCCGCGCGCTTGCGCACGGTGCGCCGGCGGGTCTCTCCGAGCGAGACCTCGCCCTCGTCCTTTCGCCGAACGCGCGCCATCTCGGATCAGGCCTGGGGCGCGGCCTTGCGGGTCTCGGCGCGACGGGCCGGCTGGCTCCCCTTGTCGAAGCCCCAGTCGGGCTCGACCTCGCCCTCGTCCAGCTCCTGGCCGAACGGGCTGTTCATGTCCGCGGGCCAGATCACGCCCATGCCCTTCTGGACGTCTGCCGGGGTCTCGGTCGTCGTCGTCGGCGCGGTCTGGACCGGGGGCGTCGCCGCCGGAGCGGGCGCGGCCGCCGGAGCGGGTGCCAGGTTCTCGAGAGCCTTCTGGAGGCCCGCGAACATCTTCGCGAACTGCTCGGGCGCCTCGGCTCCGGAGCCGGCGGTCAGGGGCGGGTTCTGGCCGCCCGGGGGCTGCGACCCGACGCTGGAGCCCGCGGGACCCGGGTCGTTCGCGGCGAAGTTGCCCAGGCCCTCGGACTGGCCCTGGGGGCCGGGGGCGCCGCCGTCCGCGCTCGTCGGCGTGGACTGGTCCGGGTCCTTGAAGGTGGACACCGGGAGCGCGGCCGGGACCGAGCCCTCGAAGTTCTTGGCGACGGCCGCCACCTGCCCCTGGAGGTGGAGGAGGCGCGCCTTGCGGACCTCCGGCTTGTCCTTCGCGGCCTTCTCGACCTGTTCGGTCGCGTAGGCCAGGAACTGCTCGGGGGTCATGGTCTGTGGGCCGGGCGCGGGCGCGTCCTCCGCCGCCAGGTCGCCGAGCGCCTTCTTCATCCGCTCCAGTAGATCCTTCATGGTCTCGTCTCCTCCAGAGGTCCGCGGGCTCGGGGCCCCGGAAGTTGCGCGGTCAGCATCGCAGGGAACGTCCCAGCGATCAACCAAGCCCCTCGGTCTCGATCCCCTCGCCATCGGGGACCTCGGGGGCCAGATCGGGACCGTCCAGCTCGGCGGGGCGAGACTTGCCCTCCTCGAACCAGCTCGATCGATGCTCGGGGGGCGGCGTCCAGCCTCCGGGCTCGTCCAGCTCGGCGCGGAGGTAGGCCGGAAGCGTGTCGACGATCCGGGGGACGGCCCAGCCGAGGTCCCGGCGCATCATCCGGAAGCCGTCCAGGCAGATCTTGAACCGGCGCTTGATCTCGTCCTGCGTCACCACGGGACGGATCAGGGCGTCGGTCGCGAAGCTCTTCCGGATCGCGGTCTCGACCCCCGAGACCACGCGGCCGGTCCAGCCCTCCGTGACCATCTTCGCGAGGTCTCCGGCGGCGTGGCCGGCTTGGCGTCGAACCTCTTCCATGCCGCGGAGGATGCCACGCGTCCTCCCGGGGGGACAAGGAAGCGATCGGCGCGTCGCCTATTCCGCGTGGAATAGGACGAGGGTGTTACCCTGGCGCCCGACCTTCAACCCAGCCTCGCGGCAGTTGAGGACGAACGTCTGGACCGTGTCCCGACTCACTCCCACGGTGCGGAAGTGATTCGTCGCGGCATCCGCCGCTCCGTTGAGGTCCGAGGTTCGCGCCTTGATCACGATCGTCGTCATGACCCTAGTATGAATCCGCATAGCGCGGTGTCAAGACAAAATCGACAGGTCAGACGTCAGCGACGATCGTGGACCGGCATCGGGCGTGGAGCGGCGGCATGCAGAGGCCCATGTCCTGGAGGTCTCGGTTGCTCCGGACGTTCGTGAAGCTACCCGGCGCGTCGCGCTGGCCCACCCGGGACTCGACGACGGTCGCGACGTGCGTCCGGGATCCGTCGCGGCGCTCCGTGAAGAGGATGCGCTCGCCCTCGGGACCACGTCCGACGCGGAGCCAGGGTTGGATGTCCCGGACGGCCTCGGGGTCCTCCGAGCGCGCTACGGCGTCGTAGAGGCCCACGGCGGCGCCCGTCTCGAAGACCCGGCCATGGAGGCACGCGCACTGGTCCGTGGTTCGCTCGTCCATGACGGCCTCGAAGACGTAGCGCTCGATCCCGGCGTCCTCGAAGCTCCGGAGGTGGGCGAAGCTCCGGGCGCGCGCGGCGTAGGTCGACGCCACGACGTCGTAGTAGGCGCGGCTCGCGCGCGCACCGGCCTCGGGGCCCAGGCGAGCGTGGAGCATCGCGGCGATCTCGTCGCGGCCCAGACCGTCCTCGAGCCCCTGGGCGACGATCCCGCGCGCGGTCCGGCTCCATTCGTCGCGGCGCCTCCCCCACTGGTCCGTGATGAAGTGGGCCTGGGACTCGGCGGCGTGCTCGGTCACGCGCCGGTCCTGGGCGCTCAGCGAGACCCCGATCCGGCTCCGGAAGGTCGCCGAGACGCTGGTCCGGACCGCGCGGCGCGTCGTGCGTTGGATCCGCTCCCCGGTGACGCGCATCGTCGACGTCAGGGCGGGGATGGTGCGGGCCGGGATCTTCGCGATGGTCGACGCGGCCGCCTGCATCACGCGAGCGCGCGCCGCGGGGCTCAGGTTCGCCCAGTCGACGTCCAGGGCGTTGACGGCGGCGTTCAGGATCTTCGCCTCGGTCCCGGCGGTCGCTCGGGTCATGGCGCGCTGGAGCCGCGCCACGATGGTGTCGAAGTCGGACGGGTCCAGCGGGTCGAGCGCCTTCGTGATGTCCACGCGGGCGATGTGGCGGATGATGTCCGCCGCCGCGGCGGCGCCCAGCTCGAGGTCGGTCACGAGCCCTCGGGCGCCGGCGTCGCGGTCACGAGCTGGGCGAACTCCTCCGGAGCCAGCTCCACGATCTCCACGTTGTCGGCGTCCCGGGTCGTGTTCGCGGCGGTGACGGCCTCGCGCTTCTCCTCCTCGAGCATGATGGAGCGGAGCTGGACCAGCTCGCGCGCCAGCTTCCGGAGGTCGCGCTGCTTCACGGCCTCGGCGTACCGCGCTCCGAGGCGGGTCCGCTTGTCGCGGTCGGTCCGGCGCTTCTTCTTGGCCTTCTCCTCGTCCTCCTCGGCGGGCTCGGGCGCGTCCGGATCGGGCTCGGGCGCGTCCGGGTCCTCGTCAGGCTCCGGTTCGGGCTCGGGCTCCGTACCCGGGGGCGGCTCGGCGTCGTCGGGAAGGATGCCCGCCTTCAGCAGCTCCGGGGGGATGCGCGTCCAGAGATCCTCGAGCTTCTTGAAGTTGCGATTGAAGATCCCCTCCGCCAGCTCCCGGGCCTCGCCCGGGGTGAGGATGGAGGCCTTCACCAGCTTCTCGAGGATGCCGGCGAGGTCGATCGGGTTGCGGGTCGTCGCCGCGTTGCTCCGGAAGTGCCAGAAGCGAATCCCCAGCTCGGGGAACAGCTTCCGGTTGATGAACCAGTCGAAGTCGCTCCGCTCCGGATCGAAGACCTGCATCTCCGTGAACTCGAGCGCGGCGTCGGCGGTGGCCCGGTTGAAGTCCCGGATGTCGCCGCGGAGGAGCCGCGGAAGCCGGAAGCTCATCCCCACCTTGTCGATGTTCCGCTCGTCGTAGTTCTGGAAGAGCGCGTCCGACTGCTGGGCCTGCATGAGGGGGACGATCTCGATCCGGGTCCGGGATGCGTCGTTCGCGTCGAGCGCGGCGCCCTTGGCCGGGATGGCCTGGACGATCAGGATCTTGTGGAAGTTCTGCCGGCCCTTCAGCCGGTTCTCGACGAAGTCCTCGATCTTCTTCGTCGCGTCCTTCGCCAGGTGGCCGCCCGAGACGAGCAGCGCGAGCGGTGGGACCCCCTTGTTCTCGAAGTAGAGGAAGTTGACCTCCTCGGCTTGCCTCGAGCCGAGGACGGCGAGGAGGTTGCCGATCCAGCGCGGAACCCCGTAGGGGGAGCGCGGGCTCCGGACGCGGAAGTGGAGGATCTCCGTGGCCGGCGGGGGAGCGGCGCCCTGGTCGCCCTCCTCACGCTCGAGATCCTCAGGCGAGGCGTAGACCTTGCCCGTTCGGCTCGAGATCACCCGAGGGTCGCCGAACTCCTTGAAGTAGCACTTCCGGCCCTCGTGGATCTGGACGAACCGGCGGAAGCGCCGGAAGGCCTTGATCGTGTCGTAGGTCAGCGGGGCGCGCTTGACCTGGACGCTCACCTCCACCGGGGTCTTGTCGAGGGGGAGGAGCCGCATCGTGAACGCGGGCACGTGGTTGAACTGGGCGATCTTCCCCCCGGCGTTCCGGAGAACCTCCCAGTAGCCGTTGCCCATGATCTCCTTGTCCTCCCGGGTCTCCTTCCGGAGCGCCACGAAGGACTGGTCCAGGCACGCGAACTCGAAGAACGAGTCCAGGCGCGCGCGCTCGAGGCGCATCGCGCGATCGAGGAGCTTCATGCGCTCCCGGACCTCGGCGGCGGTGGGCGGCTCGATCTCCGGGACAGCGTAGGGGTCGCCATCCTGGTCCTCGGCCGCCGGGTCCCCGCTCGCCTCGGCCTCGGCCAGGCGCTCGAGGTACATGGAGTCGGATACGCGCTCCTCGGCGTCGTCGGCGTCGAGGTCGATCACCGGCTCGAAGCGGTGGCCGTGGCCGTCGATGTTGACGGCGTAGGCGTCGACGTTCTGGCGGAGGCTGTTGGAGTGCTCCCACAACTTGACCAGGATCTCCGGGGGGTAGGGCGGGAGGAGCGCCCCGACCTCCTCGAAGATGTGATTGCCGCGGTCCCGGTCGCCGGCGGGGGTGACGTTGGACGGTTGGACGTCGCTCCCGACGATGTGGGCCTTCACGAGGGCCACCGGGTCCGCGATCCCGGCGACGCTCACCACGTCGGCGTCGCCCCAGTCGTCGCCCCAGACCTCGTCGTGTTCCGTGCTCTCCGTGCTCATGGCTCACCGCGAAGGGTAGCGCCGATCGCTCGCGCGCATCGTGACGGGGCGCGTCTTGGAGTCCTCGGCGGTGAAGACCACGACCCGGATCCCGTCCTGGCCGATGTGGACCCCGCGAACGACGCGGCCGCGCTTCTCGACCTCGGCGCGCGCGGCGCGCTTGGCGCCGTCCCAGCCCCGGGCCGTGACCACGATGGGAGTCCACTCCGGAGGCTTCAGCTCCCGGAGCTTGAGGTTCGCCTCGTCCTCCGCCTTCGTCTTGGGAAAGCGGTGGGGGTGTTCGTAGCAGCGGATCTCGTAGCGCACGGGCTAGTCTCCGCCGCGCAGCTTCGCACGTTTCGAGGCCCGGCGCGCCTTCCGAGCGGCCCGGCGCTCCATGGCCTCGTAGGCTCGCTTGCCCTTCCGGGATCCAAGCGAGGACTGGGCCTCCACGATGGCCTTCTGGCGAGCGATCTCGTCCTGCGTCCGGCGCACGGCGGCCGCGTGGGCCTCCGGATTCTCGCGCTGCTTCTCGGCCGACTCGAGGAGGGTTCGGAAGGGCTCCTCCCCGCGCATGGCCCGGGCGACGAAGACGATCGGGCGCATCGCAGGATGCTCGGGCGCGAAGCGCGAGGCCCGGCCGGCCATGACGCAGTCCGGGCACGCGAGCCCGGTCATCACGTCGGGGTCGTGCCCCTCGATGACCAGGCCCTCGAAGTCGCAGCTCCCGCACTTCCCCTGGTAGCGCGTCACCCGGACGGCGGTCTCGCCCGGGCGCGGGGGTTCGGTGGAGACGTGCATGGTCAGACGATGGTGGCCGCGGCCTCGGCCTGCGCGCGCGCGCGGGCGGCCAAGCCCAGGTGCTCGTTGTTGGAGTGCTTCAGGGCCAGCTCGCGGATCCAGGTCGAGAGGTCGACCTTCGAGAGCCCCTTGGCCTCGCGCTCGGCGTTCAGCTCGTCGATGTACTCCTGGAGCGCGGACTTCTGTTCGTCCGAGCACCGGATGTAGATCCCCTTGTCCATGGTCTCGCCCCCGGCGGGCTTGCGGCCCGCGCCCTCGCGGCGGCCGCCTCGCTTCGGCGCCTCCGGCGTGGGGGTCGTGGCGGTCTGCGCCGCCGGCTTGGTTCGCGTCTTCATCGGTCGATCTCCCTTCGGTTGTGTTATGCGTCGCGAACGGCGACGCGTCAAGCGTTTGCGATCTGGGCCAGGATCTCCCGGCCCTTCTCGACGTTGTTGGGGTTGTTCCGTACCCAGTCGCCCCCGCTGTAGCTGGACGTGCTCCGGGGGTCGATGTCCCTGGAGACGTGGCCCAGGACGGCGGCGAGGACGCGATCCACCTCCTCCTCGGTCGGGGTGGTGATCCAGGCCTTGGCGGTGTGGAAGAAGTCGCGGTTCGGGTCGTGGGAACAGGTCGTGACCTTCAGGTAGGCGTCGATCGCCTCCTGGGGGGCGCGCCGGCGTGCGGCGAGGGTGACGGCGTGCTTCCCGAAGCCCGTGATGACCTCGAGCCCGGAGCCCTTCAGCGCCTCGGCCAGGGGGTAGACGCGTTCGCGCACGATGGCGGCGGCCTCGCGGGCGTCGCCGGCCGAGAGGTAGCCCTTCCCGTCGGTCTTCCGGAGGCGGGGGGTCTCGTCCTTCCAGATCGCCCGCTTCAGGTGTTGCGTCGTCCTCTCGAGGGGACGCGCGCACCGGGGGCAGGCGGCGTCCTTCAGGAGCGGGGCGCCGCTCCAGCGGTAGGCGGTCCCGCAAGGGACGCAGCGGCCCTGCGTCACGACTTCACCGTCCCGTCCGGGTTGAGACCCCGCTCCCCGTTCTCGCGGCACGCGTCGCACCACGGCTCGCATTCCTCGCGGTGATTGATCGCGTGGCGGCGCGTGCTTCGCAACAGGCGGTACATCCGCCGCATCGTCGGGTCATCGTCCTCGGTTCCTTTCCACCCACTCGGCGTAGGTCTCTCGTCGGTAGCTTCGCGCGTGTCGAGCGTTGGGGTCCGCCATGCGGCGCACGAACACGTCGAGGGGTTCGGTCTCGCGGTTCTGCCCGAACCCGATCCGGATCTTCACGCGGGGAGCGCACTCGGCGCAGCAGCGCTTCACCCGGGGGAGGCCGAAGAAGACGGCCTCGCGATCGCAGCCCTTGTAGCCGCACGTCTTCCCGTCCATGAAGCCCTTGGACCAGCCCGAGAGGTGGCCGTAGAGGCAGACCTTGCAGGTCCCGTTGCTGAAGCACTGCCAGGTCCCGCAGCCCTCGCACTGCGCCGGCTTGCACTCGTCCCCCCAGCGGTTGCAGTGGGGGCAGGTCACTTCGCCACCGTCATCGCGTCCAGGCGCTCCAGCATGACGCGCGCAGCTCGCGCGGCGCGCTCGTCGCCCGCGGCTTCGTACCGCGCCAGGTTCTCCAGGATCGCCTTCCTCATGCTCTCGATGGTCATGCTCGGGTCTATGTGCAGACGTTGTGCCATACGCAATCAAGAAGGATTTTGATATGCGTGGCGCTTGGCGCTATGACATTCGTGTCGTGGTCGAGTCGTTGTGTCACACGGGGCGATCTACGGCTTGACATTCGGAGGATCGGGTTCACCATGGCGCGCATGACCTCCACGTGACGGACCCCGGGCCCGTAGGAAGAAGGCCCATCATGCAGCGTTGCCCCCACTGCGGTCGGACTCTCGTCGGCCAGCGCGAAGACCACCCGGAGCTGTGCGAGCTACAGCTCCGGCTCGCCGCCCGGCGACCCGTCACCCTCGAGATCTCCCCGGGCGACCCCGGGCTCCAGCTCCAGAAGCTGGCCCCGGACTTCTTCGTCCTCATGAACCCGGTCCGCTGGCGGGCCGACGTTGCTTCGGCGTAGCCCTCGAGCCTTCCGCGTCGCGGCCGTGCTGTAGCAGCGCGAGCACGCCCCCTTGGCCTTGTGGGGGCGGTCCGTGCCGCCGCAAACGACGCACGCGGGGGGCTCGCGGCCATCCCACGACCTCGAGCGCCCAATGAAGCCGCCCTCGAGCATGAGGGCCAGGATCCGCTCGGTCTGGCCGGGGGTGACGGCGTAGACCTTCGACTTCGCGCGGCGGCGGCGCGGCCTTCCCGCGGGCGCATGGCGGAGCTTGATCCCGAGCGCGCCGGCCGCGTGCCGGATCTTCGTCGTGCTGAACCCGGACATCGCGGCGAACCGCCGGAGGGTGATCGCCTCGAGCCCGTGGCGCGGAGGGCCGAGGCCCAGCTTCTCGGCGCGGGCGCGGAGCGCATCCGGGGAGCGGTCCAGGAGCTTCGCGATCCGGGGGAGGGTCGTCCCCCAGTGGTTCGCGAGGATCCGATCCTCCTCCTCGGTCCAGGCTCGGCGCGCGCGGGCGGGGCGCGTGTCGTAGCGGGGTGGCGCCGGCGCCGGCGGGGCGGGGGCCTGGCGGGGGGGTTGCTTCGCGAAGCGTCGCGAGAGCGCCGGGAAGCGCTCCTGGAACGCGACCCATTCGTCCCAGCTCATCCGCTCCATGCGCTACGCGTTCGCCGGCTTCAGGTCGCGCCCGAAGTGGTCGAGCCCGCACCGGGCCTCGATGCCCCAGGGCAGGAAGGGGTTGTAGACCCGCCGCCCGAGGAGCCCGCCCCCGAGGGTGAGCGGGAGGAGCCCGAGCCCCTTCGCCGGGGCCAGGGCGACCTCGAACGCGGCGTTGACCTCGGTCGTGATGCGGTCGGTAGCCCGCCGGAGGTGGGGGCGTAGCGTCTCCATGACCTTCTCGACCTCGGCGTCCGTCACGACGCCGCCGCCCGCGGGAGGTTCACGATCTTCTTGCACTCGGGGTAGCTCGTGCAGCCGAGGAACGGCCCGAACTTCCCCTCGCGCCGGGCCATGGCGCGCCCGCAGTCGGGGCAGGGGCGGACCTCGCGCGCGCGCACGTAGGCCTCCCGGACCGCGCCCCGAAGGCGCTCGAGGAAGGTGGCGACGCGATCCGCGACCCCGTGGGGCGCCGTCCGGAGGATCTTGATCCCCTTCTCCGTGGGGCGGAAGCGGAGCTTGCCGGTCTCGCCGAAGTCGTCGCGCTCCTTCTCGAGCCCGCCGACGCAGACCCGGATCGCGTCCTCGCCGCAGCCGCGCGCCGTCGCGGCGCCGTCCAGCGTGGTGAAGATCCGGACCTGGGCCGCAGCCCCCGGGACCGTGAGGTCGAAGACCTGTTCGCGGCCCTGGACGCGCCAGGCGAAGTCGCCGCCGCGCTCCCGGACCTTCAGCCCGATCCCCTCCAGCTCCGAGACCAGCCTCTCGGCGGGGATCTCGACGTACCTGGTTCCCTTCGTCATGACTCGCACCCCTTTCTAGCGCGTTGGCGCGCGCTTGATTCTGTTTTACGCCTTGACGTGCGAGGTGTCAAGGCAAAATCGACCGAGGCTTACTCGGCGGCGCCGGCGACCTCCGTCCAGGGCTCCATCTCGGTCGATCGGGAGCCGTTGGCGGTCTCGCGCTCGGCCAGGGACTCCTCGAAGCGCTGGAGGACGCGAAGCCGGAGGCGCTCCGGCTCGCGTCGCAGCGGCTCCGGGGCCTGGAAGAGGAGGCAGCGGTAGAAGCATCCGTAGTGCCCGAGGACCGAGCTGGTGAGGTCCTCGGGGTCCGCGAGGTCCATCGGACAGCGCGCGCCGTCCGGCGGGTCGCGGGGGGCCACGCGCCCGTCCCGGACGAAGGCCTCGGGGAAGACGTGGTCGTCCGGCTCCGGCCACTGTTCGCGGTCGCCGGAGCACATCCCCCAGCTCGCGCTCGTCCGCTTCTCGCCGATGGCGTCCGAGTCCTCGAGCCGTAGCGGGAGGCCCGCGGCGATCCGGCGCTGCATCCGACGGAGGGCGTCCTGCCAGCGGCCTTCGGGGAACTCGGGGTTGATGGGATCGTTCGTCCCACGCACGCGCTTCCGGAGATCGCTCATGGTTACCGAGTATCAGCCGGAACGGCCGCGGGCGATAGTCCCCTCGGCCGAGCCGGCAAGGTGGGGCGTTCTAGACGTTCGTGTACCTCGCGGCCCCACTTGGCGATCAGACTCGCCTGGGCCTCCTCCGGGGTGGGGAAGTTGGGGACGAGCGGAGGAGGCGGAAGTTTCACGAAGCCCACGCTATCAGTAGTCCGCGCCGGGGAAGGGCGAGTAGTGGGCCGCCGCGCGGACGACGTAGGTCCCGATCCCCTTGGTCTCGTGGTGTAGGACGGGGTCGCTCGAGGGTGTTCCTCCACGGTAGGGGGTCGCCAGCGCGCGCCCGCGGTAGCTGCCGTGGAAGGTGGTCTCGGTCCCGTCGTCCATGCGGACGACCCAGTGGGTTCCCCAGCGGGTCGTCTCCTGGCGAACGAGGCGCCCGAAGGCCTCGCCGCAGCCGATCCCGTAGACGGCGACGATGCGATCGCCCGCGGTGGGGGTGAGGTCCGCCCAGCCGGCGGTGTCGAAGTCCAAGAGGTTCCAGCCCGTGTTCTGCGTCGTGCTCATGCTGGGGTCTATGTGCAGACGTCGTGCCATACGGAATCAAGCGGGTTCCCGGGTTGATTCCGCTAGACGCTATGACATTCGTGTCGTGGTGCGACGCCGGGACGAGTCGGGTTGTCTCAGTCCTTCCACCGGGGTTCGCGCCCGATGGCGGTCTCGAGCACGGCGGCCGCTCGGCTCACGGTCCGGAAGTGGTGCGGTCGGAGATCCTTCGGGTCGTAGTCGGTCAGGTCCGGGCGATCGATCCGCTCGATGGCGGTCCGGATCGCTTCCTCGAGCGCAGCCTCCCGGAGTTGGCTCTCCCGGAGGCGCGCGCGTGCGATGCTCGCCTCGCGTACGGCCTCGGAGCGGCCTGCGATCGGAAGAGGACCCGCGGCAGCTTCCCGCAGCTCCGCGGCCAGGGGCGAGCCCCCGAGCGCGTCGGCGGCCCGCTCCAGGAGGGCGCGCAGATCGGAGGGGAGCCCGGAGCGCTTGCGGGTCATCGGAACCTCACCGGCTTGTAGTCCACGACCTCCGGAGGAAGGGGCTCGGTCTCGAGCTTCTTCAGGATCTGGGCGATCCGGAGCGCCTTGATCCAGGCCTCCCGGGCGTAGCCCTCGAAGCGCTGGAAGGTCTCGAGGTCCCGGAAGTGGTCGCGGTAGTGGAGCGCGGTCGCCCGGTTCTGCTTCACCCGGTCGACGAACATCCGGCGGTGGTCCTGGAGGTAGACCCGGACGACCTCCAGGCGCTTCGTCTCGATGACGTGCCCGATGGCAGCGAGCGGGCGGTACAGCTCGAGGTTCAGGACGAAGCCGTCCAGGGCGCCGGTCATCTCCCGGATCGCGCCCTTCGTCCACTTCTTCAGGGGGCGGAGGAGCGGGCGGCGACGTCGCCGGATCTTCACGGGCGGACCGCGACGGCCGGATAGTCGTCCGCGTAGGTCTCCATGCGCGCGCGGAGCGCCTTCATGGCGTCCCGCTTGTCGAGGACTCGCTCCCGGAACGCGTCGACGTCGACGCTCGTGGAGCCCGGGACGTTGGCCGCGCCGTAGACCAGGAAGTCCGCGGCGGTGATGGCGCGCCGGAGGGCTTCGTACAGCCGGACGGCCTCCTGGACGTCGGAAGGTGCCGGCTCGAGGATCTGGACGTCGGCGGACCAGGCCGAGACCCCGGTCTCCATGGCCTCGATCGCCTGCCGGATCTTCCGCCGGAGACTGTCCCAGCCCCAGCTCGATCCGTTGGGGTCCGGCTCGAGGCGCCCGGCGAAAACCTCGCGCGCCGGCGCAGCCTCGAGCGCGAAGTCCTCGAGCCCGGAGCGGACCTCGGCCAGGGTCGGAGGGGTATCGGTCGTGCTCATCTAGTTCCAGGCCTTCCCGAGCGCGGCGCGCCCGTTGGGGGTCAGCCCCCACCCGAAGTAGGGGCAGGCGAGCCAGTCCGGATCCGAGGGGGACCGGAGCTTCAGCTCGATGAGACCCCGGCGCTCCAGGGTCTTGATCGTCGGGTTGATACCCTTGGCGTGCGTCCCCCGATCCTCATGCGTGGAGAGGTTCGAGAGGACGGTCCGAAGGTCGCGGCTCAGCTTCACGGGGGCTCCTTTCGTCGGCCCTGGCAGCGTTCCAGGGCCCGCGTGCGGGGTCCACTTTTCGGCTCACCCCCAGGTGACCTTGACGGCCCCGAGGGTGCCGCCCTCCTCCACGAGGGCGGCGAAGGACTCGAGGCGGTCCCGGAGACCCTCCGCGTCGAGCCCGAAGGACTGGACCCGAACAGGGCGCATCTCCACGGCCCCGTCCTCGCGCACGCGCGGGGCGCCGCAGTCGTCCTCGCGCACGAGCGCCGAGACGCGGCGATCGAAGGTCGCCCGCGCGACCATGACGGCGCGGCGCGCGTCGGGGAGCGTGCGCTCGCCCCAGAGGTCGAACTCCCCGGTGGGCTCCCCGACCCGGATCTCCCCGAGGGGGATCCTGGAGGGCGCGGCCGCCCAGCCGAGGAGGGCCAGGAGGGCCCGGGCGTTGACGTTGTTCAGGTTCAGGAAGAGCGTCCCGCGGAGGACCGGGAGGGCGATCGCGTCGACGTCGACGGGGGAGACGCGCGCGGCGCGCTCCAGCTCTGCGTTCGCGCGGCGGAGGGCGCGAGTCGTGGCCTTGCGCGCGGGCTTCGCTTCCTTGTTCCAGTAGCGGGCCGAAGAAGCGCGGTTGTGGTGGTGGTAGGTGCGGGCCATCGTTCTCTCCTCGTCTCGTTCGCGTCTCTTGATTCTGTATATACGGCCTGCTAGGCAGGGGGTCAAGTCAAAATCGACAGACCCCCTCGATTTTCAGCGCGCGCCGCGGCGCTTCAGCTCGGTCCAGTAGATCCCGGCCTCGTCGCGGTAGCGGCCCGCGCGGTCCAGGTCGTCGACGCGGTCCAGCGCGTCCATGGCCTCGGCGGTCTTCACCGCGTCCATGCGGGAGTGCCACAGCTCCGCGTCCGTCATGGTGCGCGCCCGATCCTCGATGTTCGTCAGCGTGTTCATGCTCGGGTCTATGTGCAGACGCCGTGCCATACGGAATCAAGCCGGGTAGTGGCTTGATTCCGCTAGACGCTATGACATTCGTGTCGTGGTGCGACTAGAGGATCGAGTCGGTCTGGCGCACTACAGGGTCCGGGCGTGGGCTTCGTTCTCGCGGTCCCGGACGATGCGGGACAGCTCGGCCACGGGCTCGAAGCGGAGCGCGGCCGCTCGGCTCTCCTCGGTCCCCGCCGGGCCTCGAGCCAAGTCCAGAAGCCGCTCGAGGGCATCGTGGGCCGCGTTGGCGACCATGGCCCGGATCCCGGGATCCTCGTATCGCGCTCGAGTCCAGGAGGTCAGGGACTTGATCGCGTGCGCGGCTCGGCGCGAGCGCTCGAGGTCGCCGGATCGGCGGGCTCGTGTCTCGAGGTAGGTCGCCAGGTTGTCGAGCCCCCCGAGGACGGCCGCCAGCGCCTCTTGGAGACCCTCCAGCGTCCGAGGGCTCGTGGGACCTTGCGGCGGACGCTCGACGGCCCCAGGGCGCGCCAGGTCCGGGAGGACGGCATCGGGAAGGAAGCCGATCGTCTCGCCCCGGGGCCCGTAGAACCAGACCGCGCCGGGGAACTTGGCCAGGCCCAGGCTCACCGGGAGGTTCCCCGGAGCGAAGGTCGGGACCTCGATCACCGTCCGCTCGACCTCGGAGGCGCGGAGGTTCAGGATCTCTCGGCCCTCCGGCGTGTAGACCCGGACGCGGAGGCCGCTCCCCGAGGGGGAGGCGCGGACCACGGCCCGGATCTTCGGCTCAGTCAGGAGGACGCCCAGGACGCTCTCGGCGGGGTTCATGCCGGGAGTATCAGCCCAGCTCGTAGCTGTCCGCCTCCCCCTCGAGCGCGCCGGCCTCGCGCTCCGTGACGGGCTCGGGACGGCCGGCCTCGCGCTCGGCTTCCCAACGGTCCAGGACCCCCTTCCCCAGGTCGGTCTCGCTCCTCGCCGTTCCCCAGGCGTACCAGTGGGCGCGAGGGTCGCGCTCCTCCACGAGCCGGCGCGTCGCCTCCACGCGCTCCAGCGCCTCGGCGTGCGTCGGGAAGGGTCCGCGGACCATGGAGCGCCGGGGCCCGTCGATCGCGCTGACGTAGTAGAACCCGGGGCGGGGATCGATCGGCTCGCCCTCGGCCCCGTTCACGAACGCGACGATCGCCTCCACCAGCTTCGTCGGGAGCTTGTCCCCGATCGATCCCAGGCTGAACCCTCCTCCGTGGTACCAGACCACGAAGAGCGCGGTGTCGCCGCGCCGGATCCGGAAGCTCGCGGCGTGCTGGCCCGTGTAGACGCGCTCGGCGTCGCCGAACCCCGCGCGCTCGAGGACGCGGAGGAGCGTGGGCTCCGGGGCCGCCTGCCATCCCCAGGGCATCGGATCCGGAGCCGGGACGGTGGCGGCGTAGGGGCTGTTGAAGACCGGGGCGATGCCCCCCAGAAGGGGGACGGGCTTGCGACGCCGAATCCTCACAGCTCCCCCGGGACCGTCTCGGGGAAGACCCTGAAGCCGTAGGCGCGGAGGTAGGCGCGGAGGTTCAGGACGTCCTCGCGCTCCTGCTTCGCGGCCGCCGAGCGGCGGCGGACCAGGTGGTCCGTGCGGAGCGTGGGGACGTAGCCGTGCTCGGTCATCGCGGTGTGGAGGGCCACGTTCGACTTGAACGAGGAGATCCGGGCGATGGTGTCGTCCAGCTCCTTCGCGTTGCGGAAGATCTCGTTCGTGGTGCGGCCGGTCTTGGGGTCGGTCTTCATGGCGTCGTTCCTTCCTTCGCTCGCGTCTCTTGATTCTGTATATACGACCCGCATGGCCAGGGGTCAAGACAAAATCGACCAGGCTCGGTCGATTTTCAGACCCGCTCCCCGTTGGCGGTGTAGACGGGGACGATGCGGCGCAGGCGGCGCGCGCAGTCCGAGCCCAGGGGGTAAAAGCCCACGGCGTCGGGGTCCTCGCTCCGCGCGTCGAAGCTCGCGCCCGTCAGGGTGAAGGCCCGGAAGCTCGCGCCGATCGCGAGCTTGCCGCAGAACGCACAGCACTCGGTCTGCCCGGCGCCGTAGCCCTTGCGACCGAGCCCGATGCGGCCGACCCGCTCGAGGTTGGTCTGGTAGCTGGGGTGGCCCCCGGCTCCGCCGAAGGGCTTGGGGGTGATGCCCTGGGCGGTGGCGGTGGCGATGGCGGTCTTCGTCGTGGTCATGCTGGGGTCTATGTGCAGACGTTGTGCCATACGGAATCAAGCGGGTTCCCGGGTTGATTCCGCTAGACGCTATGACATTCGTGTCGTGGTGCGCAGCCGAGGCGAGTCGGGTTGTCGCACCCGGTCTACTCGAGCCGCCGGAGGCTCCAGGTCCCGCCGGCACCCTCGTCGCCCTGGTAGGTGGCCCCGACCTCGAGCCCGCGGAGGGCGGCCGCGGTCTCCGGGTCGAAGTCGTTGGCGGCCAGGAAGGTCTCGAGCGTGGTCTCCATGAGGTCCGGATCCCCGGGGCTGCCGTTGTCCAGCTCGTAGCGCGGGGTCACGGGGACCCAGACCCACGACGTCCCCGGCTCCACGTGCTCGAGGGCCCAGAGGATGGCCGCGGTCGCGGTGTCGTGGGCCGGCCCCCTGGGCTCGGTCCGCGCGAAGATCTGGTAGCGGGTCACTCGTCGTCTCCGGGCTCGAAGTCCACGGTGGCGCTCCGGATCGCCAGCTCGACCCCCTCGTCCTCGGCGTGCTCCGCGAGCGCGTCCTGGATCGTCCCGGTGTCCAGGACGTTGTCGAAGATGTCGATCGGGGCGATGTCCTGCCCGTTGGGGTCGAAGTCGATCCGGAACCGGATCACGATGGTCTTACTCATGCTCTCCTCGCTTTCAGTCGATCCGGGCGTCCGCCCGGTCCCAGTCGTCTTGGTCGCTGTGCCACTCGAAGCCGCAGCCGAGGCACCGGACCAGGGTCCGATCGCCCAGCTCGCACGCCTCGCACGAGCACTCGGGGCAGCTCACGATCTCGAAGTCGTCGCCGGCGAGCATCACGCCTCCAGTCCGCGCACGTAGCGGGCCTTGCAGACCTCGCGCTCGTAGACCGCCCAGGGGTCCTCCGCCTCGCCCTCGAGCCCCAGGGAGGCGCAGAGGCTGGCGAAGTCGAGGGCAGCGTCCAGGGCCTCCTCGGCCTCCTCCATGGCCTCCCGCTCGGCCTCCTCGCGCTCGCGCTCGAAGTCGTAGGGCTCGGTCGTCTTCCAGTCGTCGTATCCGGGTAGCAGCATGGCGGTTCCCTTCGTCTCGTGGACGGCTCACGCCGCCGCGGCGATGGCGCGCTCCAGGCGCTCGAGGTAGGCGGGGGCCGCCTCCATGACCAGGGCGTCCCCGCGGGGGTCCGTGGTGACCTTCGTGGAGACCACCATCCCGCTCGCCCGGATCGCTTCGTCGCGCTCGTCGTGGGCGTCCCACTCGCTCTCCGGCGAGTCCGGGGACTCGGGCCAGGGGTTCGCCTTCGCGGCGATCAGGTAGGCCGCCCGAACCGCCTCGTGGGCGGCGATGGCCTTGGCGGCCGCCTTCTGGATCCTGTTCTGCTTCACGGCGTCTCCTCCACGAGGCGGACCCGGCGCGCGCCGTAGCGCTTCCTGGCCGCCTTCAGCTCCTGTTGGGCTTCCTTCCAGCCGATGACGTGGACCACGGCCTGGCCGTCGACCTCGACACGGAACCAGCGATCCGCGCGGCTCACGCGTCCTCCCCGAGCTGGCGCTTCAACCAGCGCACGGCGCCGCGCTCGGTCTTGAACCAGCGGCTCCGGGTGAAGGTGAGGGCCAGGAAGCGCCCGTCGTGCTGGGGGAAGACACCCTGGCTCAGGGACTCGTTGTTCCCGAGGTCCAGCGTCCGCTCCATGATGGGCGCGGGGTTCGGGGTGGGGTCGGGGCGACCCTGCGGCTCCGGCTCCACTTCCAGATCGGCCCCGCAGCCCCGACACGACGCCTCGCGGGCGCCGTCGGGGAAGAGCACGGTCACGTTGCATGCGGGGCAGGGGGCCCAGGTGGTGTCCATCGTGGTCATGCTCGGCTCTTAGTGCAGACGTTGTGCCATACGGAATCAAGCGGGGTAGTGGCTTGATTCCGTTGTGCGCTATGACATTCGTGTCGTGGTACGCCGCTTGGGGCGAGTCGGCTTGTCACGCCGGCGCGCCGCCGCGACCTCGTAGGGGTCGGGCTCGGTCGCGATCTCGACGCGGTGGCCCCGGCTCTCGAGGTTCGCGAAGCACTCGGCCGGGACCGTGAAGAAGACCTGGGCGCGGCGGTAGCCGACCGGCTTCCCGTCCAGGATGGAGGGCTCGGGGCGGAAGACCCCGTCGGGCTCCTCCCAGTGGAGGAAGAAGCTCCGCCGGCCGAACCGATCCGGGCCCGCGTCCTTGTAGAAGACCCGGAAGACCACCGGGGCCGCCTTCTTGCGCCGGATCCTCACGCGTCCCCCCGGGGGGACGCCCAGCCGTGCGCGCCCGTGACGGGGTCGATGAAGAGGCGCCCCGCGGGCGGGCCCGAGAAGCTGGCGTCGATCGCGGCGTCGACGAACCGGACCAGGTTGTCCCCGCGCTCGCGCTCGTGCCGGAGGCGCGCCTCGAACAGCGCGCGGTCGATCTCGCCCCAGGTGGAGCCGTCGCGGTAGGCCTCCTCGCGGAGGGCGGCGGCGTCGGTCTCGCGGCCTTCGATGGCGGCGCGAACGTAGCGGCTCAGGCTCGAGGGCCCGTTCCAGGTCGTGAAGGTGGAGGCCATGGTCAGAGTATCTCCCGGGGTGAGGGTTCGGCTCAGAGGCTCAGGTAGAGGCCCGTCTCGGCCTCGAAGATGCGGCGGAGGCTGTCCGCGTAGACGCGCTCGAAGCGCGCCAGCTCGCGGGTCTCGAGCCCGCGGCGCGTGACCTTGTGGAAGGACACGGCGTAGGTGTCGGAGGGCTCCAGCTCGATCCGAACGTGCGTCACGCCGCGCGCGTTCTTCATAACCTTGAACTGGAGCCCGCCGAGCCCGTCCAGGGCGAGGAGGTTCCGGGCCCCGATCATGTACATGGCGCCGTGTCCGCCGAGCCGGCGCGGTTCAGCGGGGCGACCGTCGCGGCCCGGAGGAGGGCGGCCAGGATCTCGGGCTCGGTCGCGACGCTGTACTCCGGGCTCCTCGAGCGCGAGCGGGTGACCAGCTCCCGCACGTGGGCGCGGTACATCTCCGGCCTCAGGCTCTCCAGGAGAGGCCCGGGGGCGCACGCGAGGAAGAGGCCTGGAGGTTCGTCCTTCTGGGGGTAGGCCTCCCGGATCGCCTCCTCGGTGATGCCCATCCGGTCGAAGGACTCGGTCACCCACCGGGGGAGGAAGTCCTCCACCTTCGCGCGCCGGCGACGGCGGATCCTCATGGGCAAGGCTTCAACCAGCACGCGCCGCAGAGGTCGGGGCGGAGGAGGGTCCCGGCGAGCACGATCCGGGTGGAGTCCTTGCCGCAGCCCGAGCACGTGAACGGGGTCCCCTGGAGCATGCCGGGCTGCGGCGCGGGCTCCGGGGACGGCGAGCGCTTCTTCCGAATGGGCACGCTCGAGTATCAGCCCGGGGACAGCTACTTCCAGCGGAGGTTCAGCGCGAGCCGGAAGGTCGGCGCGGGCGCGGGCTTCACCATCCGGAGCTGGGGCTTCTCGGTCCGGGGCGTGGAGCACAGCTCGCAGAGCTTCAGGCGGCCGCGCCGGATGTAGGGCTCCCCGCAGCGCTCACAGTCGCAGATCGCGACCGTCATCCCCTGGACCGTCGCGGTGTCGTAGCCCTCGGCGCCCTCGCGGAGCTTCGCCAGGGCCGCGGCCTCGATCTGGCGGACGCGCTCGCGGGTGATCCCGAGGTGGACCCCCACCTCCTCGAGCGTCATGCCGTCCGGGTTGTCGGCCACGATACGCCGGACCTCGGCGTGCTCCTCCCACTCGAGGTCGCTCCAGGGGTCGAACGGCTTCGGGCTCTTCCCGAGCCGGCCGCAGCTCCGCCGGTCGTGGCCCGGCCGGCCACAGCTCGAACACTTCCTTTTCGGCGTGGAGCGGATGGCCCCGATGCTGAAGGCGTCCTCCCGAGAGGACAAGGCTTGGGCGGTGGCGTACATCGGCGATCCCTCCGTCGTAGCGGTACCCTTCCGCTATACGGTGAGATCAACGACGCGTCAAGATAAGAGATCGTCGAAATCTTGACAGCCGTCACTTTTCCGGGGTCGGGTCCCACGGGGGCGCGCCCTCGGCCTCGCGCTCCGCCTTCAGGGTCGGGCAGTCCGGAGAGCAGCCGTTGAAGGCGTCCGGGTCGCAGTCCGGGGCGTGGACCTCGGCCAGCTCGGCGGGGTAGGCGCTGGGGACGTCGGCGACGCACGCGGGGTAGCTGTAGCCGTGGGGGCGCGTGTCCGTGCTCCCGCAGTAGGCGCAGACGTAGCTCCCCGAGGTCTCCGCCGGCGAGCGGGGCCCGACGTAGCCCCCGCAGCGGCCGCACTTCCAGAAGCTCCCGTAGGTCTCGTGGAAGGCGTCCCGGATCCGGCGCATGGCGGCGGCCTGGGCGGTCTGCATCGCGCGCAGCGGGGCCTCCGCGTCCTCGAGCGTCCGGGCGACGAACCGGGTCAGCTTCTCCCGGAAGGACTCCACCAGCTCCTCCTCGGCCTCGCTCAGGAGCCCGGTGCGATCGCCGCGCGCCGCGAAGACCAGATCGATCGCGAGGTCTCGAGCGGGGTCCGGGGGAGGGTAGGAGGGGGCGGTCTCGGTCCGCTCCCAGTGGGTCCCGTGCTCCGTGTACCCGGGAACGTCGAGGTCGCAGGGCTCGCCCTTGCCGGCGCGGCAGACGGGGCAGGTGGAGGTCTCCACAGCCCAGGCGGAGTAGATGCCGGTCGCGTCTCTGCTCATGACGTCCTCAGTAGGTGGGGGGAAGGCAGGCCGAGCAGTCGCAGTCGTCGTGCCGGGTCCGGGGGAGCTGGAGGGGGGCGGTCAGGTCTCGCCCGATCCCGAAGTCGATCCCGATGACGAACCGGGCCCCAGGAGGAAGGGCGGGGGCATCACGAAAGATGACCCGGCCGTCCGAGTCCAACACCTCCGTGGGCGTGTAGGGAGCCCGCAGCTCCGCAACCCACCGTGCGCGCTCCGCGATGGCTCGCTCCGGGTCCGTGGTCGTGATCTCCCGGGTCTCGTCGACGACGCGCTGGCCGCGCCACTTCACGACGGCCCGGAGGGCGAAGCGGTTCCAGTCGATGCGGTAGACGCCGGGGGCGATCCGGTCCGCGGGGTCGTAGTTCCTCCTCACCGGAAGATCTCCCAGCCTTGCCACGGGCCCCGGAGGATGGTCTTCGCCAGGTCGACGGCGTCCACCATCTCGTTCCCCTGGAACCAGAGGTGGCGCGAGGCGCCTCCAGTCGAGACCGCACGGACCTCCACGGTCCAGGTGGTCCCGTGGCGGGCGACGTTGCAGGTCACGGTGACGCTGGCGCGGCGCCATCCCTGGATCCTGGCCAGGTGGGCATCGGCGAGGCGGTCCAGCTCGTCGAAGTCGACGCGTTCATGGGGTCGGGGCATGCCCGAGTATCAGCCCGGGAGCCGTCTCGAGGAATCGCCCGGGCCCGTCGTTTTCCGCTTGCGTCCGGTCTTTGAATCCGTATACTCGTAATCATGAAGACGTCGACGATCCTGAAGATGATGGGCCCGCTCGTCGCGCCCGGTGCGGGGCCAGCCCTCTTGCACGCGGGGGGCCTTGTCATCGCGGGTCGGCGGCGAGCGGTGGACCTTCCGGTCCGCGATGGTCGCCAGCTCGAAGCACTCCACGTGGATCTCGACGTCGAAGGTCGTCGTGGTCCGGTTCGAGCCCCAACCCGAGCCCCGGGCCAGGAACAGGTCCGCGGCTTGCTCCTCGGTCTGGTTCTTGGCCGGGCGGTAGCCCTTCACGCTCACGCGGAGCCAGGGCTCCCAGGTGACGTCGCTCCGGGCCGCGGCTTCCTTCAGGCCGCGCTTCGTGACGTCGTCGACGTCGTCCCCTTCGATGTCCAGATCGATCTCGTCGCAGATCGCCCGGAACTTCGTGGAGGAGTAGCCGGACCCCTTGACCATGTAGATGTCGACCAGGAGCTTCCGGCCGTCGGCGCTCGTGATCTCGTGGCGCTCGATCCTCTTGCCCCCGCTGACGCGTCTCGTTGCCATGCCGGGGAGTATCAGCCAGGCGGACCGTATAGCGCTCTCAAAAGCTCCCGATCGGCGTCCGTGATGCGAGGGGGGAAGGTCCGATCCGGGGTGGGGGTCTGGACCGGGCGCATGATGCTGGTGTCGAAGTCGTCGTGCGCGAGCCCGAGGCAGTGACCTAGCTCGTGTTGGAGGACCAGGTGGAGGATCTCCGAGGTCCCGGTGTTCGCCGTCCGGATGGCGCAGCTCGGCCCGGATCGGAAGCGGGCGTCGCCCCCGGGCTCCATGCCGGGCTCGCTCGGAACGCCCACGAGGACGGTCACGTCGCAGTCGTCGGTCCGGACCTCGAGCGCGGGGAAGCCGAGCCGCTGGTTCGTGGCGTCGCAGGCCTCCCCGACGGCGGTCACGGCCTCCATGAGGTCGTCCGAGGTGTCGAGGTAGGCCTCCGGGCAGACGGCCAGGGGGAAGCGCTCCCGGGGCCAGGTCGGCGCGTCGGGCATGAGCCCGGCCTCCTCGTGCGTGGCGACTCCGACGGCGACCAGGATGCCGGCGGCGAGCGCGAGCACGGCCAGGATGATCGCCATGAACTTCCAGCTCCGGATGAACTCCATGGCCCGAGCCTACCTCAGAACCTCGGTCCGCTCGATCTCAGCGATGACGGCCCGGACCTTCGCCGTGGCCTCCTGGATCTCCCAGATCAGGATCTCGACCAGCTCGTCCGCCGCAGCGGCGCAGAGCGGGCAACATCGGCCCGCCGGCGTCCGGATGGCGTCCTCCCCCAGAGGGTCGCGGCAGCCGGCGCAGCGCGCGGGGCGCCTCACGGCAGCCCTTGGCCCCCGCAGATCCCCATGCAGCTCTCGCCCTCCGGCGGGTCGTCCAGGCAGGCCTCGCAGTCCTGGCAGGCCTTCGAGCAGAAGCGCTTCCCCGGCGGGGCCGGGTGGTCGCCATGCTCGCAGACGTTGACCTCCTCCGGGCCGCGCCCCGAGACCTTCTCGCCGTTGTGGATCGCGAAGCCGGAGGGGTCGACGTAGACCCGGCCCTCCTCGCACAGCTCCCCGTTGACGGTGACGGTCCGGGGACCGCTCACGTGGACCCCGTGCGCGACCAGGTAGGCGTCGATCGCGGTGGCAACCTCGTCCCCGGTCAGCTCGATGCTCACCCCGGGCCCGTACTGCGTCCGGCCCTCGCCGTGTCGGACCTTCATCCGCGCAGCTCTCCCCGGATCTCCATGAGGAGCTTCCCGAGCTGGTTCTCCCCGACACCCCGGGGGCACTCCCCCCAGAAGCGATCCCCCCAGGTGTTGACCTCGATCAGCTCCCGCTCGCCGGTCTCGAGCAAGACGCGCGCGAGGAAGGTGTCCGGGCGGAACTTCTGGCGAAGGAGCCCCCGCATCACGTCCACCTTGATCGCCTCCCAATCCGGGCGGATCTTCAGGCGCTTGCCGGCGGCCTTGGCCTTGCCGGCGGTGGGCAGGAGCCGGATCCGCTCCCGCGCCTTCTGGTCGAGCGTCTTGGCGGCCTGGTAGGCGTGCTCGACGGTGGGGTATCGAACAGGCGCCAGGGTGTCGAGGTCGAGCACGGGCGGGCCACCCGGGTCCTCGAGCGTGACGCCCCCGGGCACGGCGGCGAAGTTGGAGAACGCGGTCCCGCGGAAGCTGATGATGGGCTCCATGGCCCGAGTATCAGCCCTCGGGCTCGTTCGTCCCGAGGCGCGTCGTCGGGACCGGGATCCCATGGGCGCGGAGCAAGGCCTCGAGCTGTTGCTGGATCACGCGTTGGGTATGGACGGCGGTCCGGAGCCCGTCCTCGTGCTTGGCCCCTTCGTCGAAGGCGGCGACCAGGATCCGGCGCAGACCATCCTCGAGCCGGTCCATGTAGGCCTCCCCCATGGCGTCGGCGTCGACGCCGGCGGCGGCCAACAGGGCGCGGGCTAGCTCCGTGGCGCCGGACAGGTGCCGGGCGACGTAGAGGTCCCGCCGATCCTGCGTCGGCATGTACCAGGACTGGGAGGGCTTCGTAGGCACGTCGGAAGTCTAACCGAACGTGAGGACGCTCCCGATGTCCACCTCGCCGCTTCCCACGACCTCGGCGCCTATGGCTCCGTGGTCCGGTTCCAGGTCGCGCTCCTCCTCGGACTCGATCGATCCAGCGTCGCGGCCGCGGCGGGCGAACTCGCGGGCGAACCACAGCGCCATGAGGCGGTCCCCGGTGTGCGCGCCTCGGACGTAGTAGCGCATATCGGCCAGAAGGGCCTCGGCCTCCTCCACGGCCTTGTCGTGTCCGGACGAGGGGAAGAGCCAGTCCCCCGCCGAGATCTCCACGGCCAGGCCCTCCACACCGAACTGGGGGTGCGCCTTGTTCTTGCCGGTGTGGAAGGGGATCAGGGTGGGGAGTCGCCGCTCCTCCTCGGGGAGGTCGGCCTGGTTCCGGACGATGTCGAGGATCCAGCGCTGCGCGGCGTTGTTCTCCACGATGAAGGTGGGGAGGTAGCGGCGGTCGTGGTCCAGGATGCGCTCCCGGATCTCGGCGCTGGACCACCTCCCGGACTCCACCCAGAGGAGCTGACGCGAGAGGTCGTCCGGCCACAGCAGGATGGTCACGAGGGCGGTCAGGTGGCTTCCCTTCTTCTTCTCGCCGGTCGCGAGGTCGACCCCGGTGATCGCGATGGCCCCCGGGGGAAGCTCGGCGGGGTCCAGGCGATAGACCAGCTCGAGATCCTTGGCCGCGTCGATGCAGGCCTGAAGGGCCTCCTCGTCGAAGGGGCTCTCGCCCTCGTCCCGGGCCTTGCAGAGGTGGGCGCGCGCGAACTCGAGCGGGCCCATGTCGGTCCGGGCTTTGTCGAGCCGGTCGTGGTCCCACTTCCAGGGCCAGGTCAGGTTGCCGTCTTCGTCGATGCTGACGTACCGGGCGCAGTGCCATCCGGCCTTCTCGAGGGTGTGGGCGGCGTCCTCGGGGTGCCACGCGTTCGTGAGGAACCAGATCCGGCCCTTCTTGCTGACGCGGTCGATGAAGGCCTTCCGGATGCGCCGGATCACCTTCTTGCGCTGGTCCGGTGTCGCCGTGTTCTCCGAGTCGAGGGCGTCGTCCAGGAGAAGGATGTCGATGCGCGAGCCGGTGACGGCGTCGTAGAGGCCCAGGGCCTGGACGCTGGGGTCCCGGGAGTGAACCGGGCGGCGGACGGTGAACGCGTCCTCGCGCCAGGTCCCGCCGGGGAGGAGGTCCGGGAAGACCTCGGCCAGCTCCTTGCTCTTCTCGATGTAGCTCCGGATGACCTTCGCGATGTCGATCGCGCGGCCCTGGTTCTTGCTGACGATCGCGATGCGGAGGTTCGGGTTCCGGCCCAGCTCCCAGAGCATGCGCAGGATCCCGAGCTGGGACGTCTTCCCGGACTCCGGGAAGCTCATGAGGATCATCCGGGGGAAGACGTCGGCCAGGGCCTGGAACTCCTCGTGAAGCTCCTCCTGGACGATCGGCTCGTCGGTCTCCGCGTCGCGACCGACGTACGCGCAGAACTCGTCGACGTCTTCGCGGCATGCCTGGATCCGGCGAGCGTGGGCACGGGCCAGCTCGGACTCCAGCTCGCGCCGCTCCAGCTCGGCCTCGAGTAGCGCGGCCTCGCGGTCGTCCTCGTCCGTGTAGACGTCCTCCCGGGGGGACGCGCGGCGGCGGATCTTCATGCGGGTCGCGTCGCGGAGCGGAGCCAGGCACCCTCGCTCCCCGGAGCCTGGAGCCAGGCGATCGCGTCGTCGTCGGTCTCGAAGACCCGGAACGCGTTCCCGTTCAGGAAGATGCTCCGGCGCACGTCCCCGCCCGAGACGATGAAGCGGGCGCCGGCGAGCTGCATCGAAGCCATGAGCCAGCCCCCGGTCTCGATCCACGTCCCGATGGTCCCGGCCTCGGGGAAGGGGAGCCAGGC